TCGAGGCCAAAGGGTTACTATTCCCTAAATCTGCTCTCATGCGTTTTAAAAGTGCTGATATCGCAGGAAAGAAACCTGACGGTGTTATCGGTGGTTGTGATACGGCAGACAAGGGAGATGATGATTTTTGCGCACCATTCGCAAAGGTATTCGGTCCCAAATACTTTATCACTGATGTTCTTTTCACCAAGGATCCTGTAGAAATAACAGAGCCTCGTTTGGCTCAAATGGTTATAGATACGGGATGCGATCAAATGCGTATCGAGTCAAACAACGGTGGACGCATATTTGCTATCCATGTCCGTAAATTGGTAACAGCGGAAAAGAAAGTCTGCACCATACAAGCCCGTCCTACTACACAGCACAAACCAACACGAATTATTATGAAGGCCGGTTGGATAAAGAGGTATTGCGCTTTCCTTGATGAATCAGAATACGCCAAAGGATCAGACTACGGTCGTTTCATGAAAGCATTAACAAGCTACAAGCGCGAGGGTGACAATGCTCATGACGATGCGCCGGATGGCATGACAATCCTTGCGGAGTTCGCAGAATCATTAGGTTTAAAATTCAAAGTGTCTACTCGTAAAGTAGGACGTGGATAATTTCATATTATAATATTGAATATAAATCATATAGAGTTTCAAATAACACATATAAAAGAGTTTTTGCCACAAATATTTGTAAATATGATATACCTGTTTTACTTTTGTTGAAAAAACATGTATTATTATCAACAACGTATATCTCTAAGAGAAATTAAAAGGTTACATGAGCAGAATCTTATTATTGACGCAAAAGATGGCGGATTACTATTAGGACCATCTCATAAAGAAGGTGGAATTTTATTTTTATTTGAGTATCAGGATTGTTTTAGAGTATTCGGTGAAGTTGAAGGTTATGAATACATTGTTAATAAGGAACAAGTTATGAAATACCAATCAATAATTCACGATATAAATAAGTATTATACTCCCCTTGAAAAGTTTGAAGAATATATACCTGATAGTAATATAACAATAATTGATGCCAAGCATCCTATATATAAAAATAGGTCCAAATTTATTATTCTAGATGTCAATGGAGGATTTTCTATCATTAATAAGTATGCGACTCAAAAGTATTTAAATACATTGGAAAAAATAAATCAAGGACTATTTTGAGAATCTTAGCGCAATTTTCCCATAATCTTCCTTAGTTTTGCCATTTATTATGTGATAAGATTTATAAGAGAAATAACGAAGTAATGTTAGGCGTTTTATATTTTAAGAGAAAAGTATATGCCAGACATTAAGGATATTCTAAAAAATGAAGACTTCGGAAGCATAGTCGGAGATTTATGCGTTGATACCCGAGAGAACCGTAATCCTCGCGAGTATATGGAAGAATACGATGGCGACAGGACTCGACGTAAAGAATCTGTCGGATATCGCGAACCGAAGAAGATCGCTGTATATTCAGAGACAGAAAAAGAAGTTGATCCTGATACAGGAGAAGAAAAGCCAAGGAGACTAGAGGATAAAACTGTAGAAGTCGCTCAAATTGTGACTAATCTACCAAAGAAGATAGTTCGTACCTCTGTTGCCTTTTTGTTTGGTGGTGAAATGACTATCACAGCTGAAGACCCAAATAACGGTTTTACCGAATTTAAGAATATCTATAAGCGTAAACTCAAGATGCAATCAGTTTTGAAAGAGTTTGCTAGAAAAGTTCTTTCAGAAACCAAAGCAGCTATTGTTTTCTATCCAGTTACCCGGGATGATGGAAAAAGCCAATTAAAGGTTAAGATTCTTTCTACTCCTAAAGATAACAATATCGAATGTGAATTCTATCCACATTTCGACGACGACGACGATATGGACGGCTTCATCTATAAATACAATGCAGAAGTCAATGGCCGTACTTGTGAATGCGTGAAGATATACACGAAAGATGTTATCTATTCCGGAGTAATGGACGGCATTTGGCTAGTGAAAAAGACAAAAAACCTCTTTGGAAAGATTCCTGTAGTATATGCCGAAGTAGATTGCCCTGATTGGGAAGATGTTGCCAACTTGATTGATAAAAAGGAAATGAGGCTTTCCCGTTTGTCAGATACAAACGATTATTTCTCTGAACCAATTTTAAAAACCTATGGTCTTGCAAATCTACCAAGTAAAGAAACCGTTGGCAAGGAATTGAACTTCGGAATGGAAATAGACCCTGATACCGGTACATCGTATCATGGTGATGCCGACTACTTAGCGTGGCAGCAGTCCTGCGAATCCGTAACACTCGAGCTTAACCAATTAGACGATGCCATACACTCCGGAGCTTCCAGCCCTGATTTATCAATGAATAAGCTAATGGGATTAGGTAATTTAAGCGGAACATCTCGCCGATTTATGCTGATTGACGCGGAAATTAAAGCCAGTGAGCAGATGGAAATCTTCGGCCCTGCAGTTCAACGTACTGTGTCAATAGTTCAAGCAGGAATGGCTAACATCACACATACTAAGTATGCATCACAGCTAAATGATAATTTTATTGAGGTGGAGTTTGGCAGTATTCTCCCACAAGACCTGGCAGAAGAACTTAAAAATCTTGAAACAGCATCCCAATTTAATAGCAAAGAGACAATCATTAAAAATTCGCCATATACGGATAATGTTGAAGAAGAGTTGGCCCGCAAGAAGCAGGATGAGAAAGATACAGCTCAAAACAACTCATTCCTAGGAGCTACACTTTAACTATGCCTGGACTTTCTTTCTACGATAAACAGCATATACAGAAAGTTGCTGCACAGCAGGCCGTAATAGCCAATATCTTTAATCAGTTTATACTTTCTGTTTCCCCGTATCTCCGTAAATGGTCAGATGCGGGGAAAAACAATGTATGGATAAGCAATCAGGGAATAGAGAGTGCGGTTGACCGGGAACTACTAAACCTTGAATCAATGTTATATGCTAATATTTCCGCATTCCAAAAGGATGGCTGGGAACGAGCAGAGAGGAAGAATGATGATTTTATTTCCCTGTTCATCAAGGGAATGTCTATTTCTAGCGCAACTAAGGATGGAATGTTTACTCATAGCCTATCTGCATTTGAGGATCTAAAGAATGATATAGATTCCAACGGTCTAAAATTGTCTGATAGAGTTTGGAATATTACACAGCAAACGAAATCGCAACTCGAATTCTATCTTGATAGCGGCGTAGTTGCCGGACGTAATTCAAACGGAATCAGTAGTGATATACGGCAAATTTTGCAAAATCCCCAAAAACGTTTTCGCCGGATCCGAAATGAGAAAGGTGAATTGGTTCTATCACAACCGATGAAAGATTATCATCCAGGGCAAGGTGTATACCGCTCTGCATACAAGAACGCTCTCCGAACATCTGCAACAACTACGAACACAGCTTATCGTAGTGCAGACTATGAACGTTGGAGTAAACATGATTTTATACTAGGAATTGAGATACAGCGTTCGGCCAATAATCGCGGACCGTGTAAGATCTGTGATGCGATGATTGGAAAATATCCGAAAACGTTCAAATTTACAGGCTTTCATCCTTTTTGTATCTGTTTTGCTACTCCTATCACCATGGAACCGGAAGACTTTGCTGATTTCTTGCTGAATGACACAGTTCCGCAAGGTCAAACTATTACGGATATTCCCCAAGCGGCAAAGGATTTTGTCTGCGAGAATAAGGATGGATTTCAATCGGCTTTCTGGTATAAGGATAACTTTACCAATGATGGAGGACTACAAAGAGAAATAGTTTCCCAACCTATTACGAATGAAGTTATAAAGGTTTCTAAACCTAAACGTATCAAGACTGATACTGAAATTACAGATATTAAACAAAAATGGAATGAACGAAAACTCTATAACAAAATAACCAACACAGAGAATGAAATACGCCTGAATAAAAGCTTTGAGCCAGGAGTCTTATTTGACAAGAATGGTAATGTTGTAATCGATAAGCGCGGAGCCAAATATAGTGTTGAGTTTACGGATGAAGAATGTGCGAAGATGAAGGATTGCATTTTTACACATAATCACCCAAGAGGCTGGCAAGAGCCAGAAAAGAGTTTGGGACGAATTGGCAACTCATTCAGTCCGGCTGATATGTATCTTGCAATAGCCCATAATGTATCAGAAATGAGAGCTGTAACACCTAATTATACATTCGCTATGAAACGTCCCGAAGAAGGATGGGGAATTACAATTAGTAAATTCGAAAAGCTAGTGAATCGGGAGAATAACAAACTAAGAGCAGAGTTTACTGCTAGAATCAATAATAATACACTATCCCCAACAATGGCTTCAGTGGTCCATTATCATATATTATGGAAACGGATATCCGAAAAAATGGGATGGAGTTATACAAAAGCGAAAACTAGTTAATTGGATTCTTTTAGGAAGACGAACTCCCCTTTTTGGTCGCTTTCTTTTTTGTCATGTACCTGTGAACCATCAAGGTATTTAACAGGAATACCATTAGGGTATGCCGGGCATTTTAATTTATCAAAATTAAAATGCTTGCATTGTGTACACTTAGATATATACACATTGTAATATTCATGTCTATCTTCTATATAATCCATTCTACGCTTTAACTTAATTACAAATGTATGCATTTGATTCTGAAATAAAATATATAAGCAGGAAAAATTTACTCCCAATATATTTTAAGGAAAAAAAGTATGAAGATTTTAGCAACCATCAAAGCAGCTTTGAAAAAAGCTGGAATTCCTGAAAAGTATGCGGCCAAGGTGCAAGCTCTTTTTGACATCGAAAGTGAAGAGAATCTGGATAACTATATTGGGCTATTCAAGGATAATATTCTTCCGGACTTGGTATCAAATGAACAAGGCAGTCAAGCCAGTATTGATGCTGCTATTGCCGCTTATGAGAAAAAACACGGTTTGAAGGATGGAAAACCTATTGAGACAACTAAGACTAAAAAAACAAAGAAGCCGAAAGATGACGAAGAAGATGAAGACGAGGACGAAGATCTCGAAGGCTTGCCTGCTTCTGTTGTTAAGTTGTTGAAAGCCCAGCAGAAACAGATTTCCGAGTTGGCTGCATCTGTCTCTACTGTTGCTACAACAGTCACTACTTCTACGAAGCAGGCATCTGCTAAAGCATTGTTTGCAGATTCTAAACTCCCTGCAAAATGGTTTAATCGTATTGATGTCAATTCTGAAACTTCTGTTGAAGACCAGATTAAAGAGCTTCAAGAAGAATTTGCCGAAATCAAACAATCTGTTATTGATGATGAGGTCGCCGGCGGTGGTTACAAGCCTAATTCCTATAAGCCCAAAGAACGTACCGAACAGGAATGGTTAAAGTTAATGGAGGATGAGGAAAGCTCTGATAATGGCACTGCTAGCCTTGGTCTGGAAGAATAATTATTAATATTAAAAGCTATGTTCAGAAAAAAACAAAGTGAATTTCAGTATGCTCCTGGTATCGAAAAGATTATCGAGGACATTCAGGGCGGTGGAACTATTGCCCGCGCGGAACTGAAGGGAATCATCGACGAGCTTCCTCCGCTTGTAATTGTGGGTAAAGATGCTAATGGCCTTTACCATGTTGTTAAAACCGGAAAAGTTACTGCTGTCGCGGCTGCCGATGCTGTTGCTATTCAAATCGCAAAGAATCATGTGTTTAAAGTTGGGGAAGCTGTTACAATCGGTGGTGCTTTAACCGGAGCTTCTGATGTAATCTCTGCAATTGACAAAACCAATGCAGCTTATGACACAATAACTCTTTCTGGAGCTATTGGAGCCGCAAAGATTAATGATGTCTTAGTCCTTGTTACTGCTAAAGCTGCTGCCAAAGCTGCAAAGTTCAAGTATACCCCGGAGGTTATCACTATGAACAAGGTTGATGTGACCGTAGCTAACCAGCAGTCAGGCCTCTTGGTGCGTGGTACTGTTAATGAAGCAGTAATGCCCTACCCTGTTGACGACGCTATTAAAGCATTGCTCCGTTTTATCCGTTTTGTCTAATCCATTAAAATAAATGATATATGGAAAGAAGTTTAATTA